GTGTAACTTGACCTGCTTGTAGGCAACTGAGTACTCCTCGCAGGGCTGGAGCCAAACTGTGTCACTCTTCCTCGGAGGTCGGAAGAGCATCGCTTCTTTGCCCTGTATCTGCGTCGACATGATTGGTAGTCCATCCAACTGAGACACTGCACCAGCACGGATGAGATACTTCCAGTGGCGGCAGTAGTCGGCGATCATCGGGTGAACCTTCGGAGTCTTCGGCGAGCAGACGATGCTGAGTAGCCTAGAGTCGAACGACTCCAATCCGTCGACCCAGACTGTACCTGCTGTCTCGAACTGGACGTGAAACCCTTGGGCACACAGGTCTTCGCACAGAGGTAAGACATTCTGCAGGAGAGGCTCACCGCCTGTCACAACAACTACGTCCGTCCTCGAGACCTTGTCGCGCCTAGCTAGCATCCCGATCTTGGCTCGTACCTCGCCGAGCGACGTAGTCTTGCGGCGACTCTCGAAGTCCGTGTCGCAGAAGAAGCATCGGAGATTGCACCCAGCCAACCGCAGGAAGATGGCAGGGAACCCAGCTAAGGGCCCTTCACCCTGGATCGTGGAGAAGATGTCCTGAACTTCGAGCCACTGGCCATCTCCCTCCAGGGGGCTGCTCAATACGTTCGTACCGAACATGTCAACCCCCTTTGGCCGCGGCTACTCGCCTCTTGGCCAGCTCCTCGATGACCATGTTTGGCAACCCCGAAGCCGACGCCGAGCACTTCCTGGTCTCCTCGACATCGACCTTGATGAGCTCGACTCCAGTCCCTTCGAGTCGCTGTGGCCCGATGATCCGAAGGAGGAAGTCGGCCATCTTCTCGGCTGTAGGATTGAACGGCAGCACTACAACCGTCGGATCCAGGAGCGCGAGATCGTTGGACCAGGGGTCTTCCTGCCAGACGAGGAACTTGTGATCCCACTCCTCCTCGAGCCACATGCACAGCCGGCTCTTTATGACGGAGAAATCGATCACTCTTCCCACGACATCCAGGTCTGGGGCGGCACAAACGAAGTTGACGCGGTAGTTGTGTCCATGAAGATGAGCACACTTGCTCTCATGGCCATAGACACGATGACCACATGATATGTCATGATACCTCTGAGCTGTGATCATGCTACTGGCGATACTCGGTTGGGTCTTTGACGCCAGCCTTCTGGAAGCCAGCCTTACGAGCCCGACAAGTGGGACAGACGCCACAGTGCACCTCCTCGCCTTTGTAGCACGACCACGTCAGATGCCAGGGCACTCCGAGCTTCTGCCCTGCGGAGACGATCTCGTCCTTGTACATCTGGATCAGTGGCGCGCAAACCTGGACTTGATGGTAAGTGCCGATGTACACGGCAGCACCCATGGCGCCGACGAAGTCGAGTCGGCAATCGGGATAGGCATCGCCAGCTGCGTCTTCGGCATGTGCTCCGAAGTAGATGCGTCCTTCCCACTTCGGTACTTCCTCGTGGAGAGCACCAGCTGCTACCCGGATGTTCTTGTTCATCGTCTCGACGCGGTGCGCTGCTATCCCGGCGATGCGCGAGATCAGCTGACCGTTGCGGAATGGAACGTAGGTAGGGCTCACACCCTGGATCTCGGCGTACGACACCGAGGGGATATGAGCCTGATGATCGGTGAGGCCGGCCTTGGGGATGCCGATGATGTCATGCACTTCGTGCCCGACCGCCATGTAGGAGGCTACCTTCATCGCCTGCTGGAGCTCCTTCTGGTGGCGCTGGCCGTAGTTGATGGAGATGGCCGTGACGTTCTCTCTGCCGCAGTCACGTACTGCATATGCCAGGCAGGTCGACGAATCAATACCGCCTGACAGTAAGACGAATCCGAGCTGTCGCATACTCTTCTCCGGTTTCTCGCGTTGGACAATAAACCCAACCACCCCGTGAGGTGGCTGGGTTCTTCAACAGATGCACGTACACGTACCCGAGTGAACTACCTCGTTACTGGCCGGCCGCGAGGAACGCACCGCCGGCACCTTCTTCCGCCGGAAGCACATCGCGAACGTTGTTGCGGGGTTTCCCTTCGTACGGCTTGATGTCCAGGCGGATGCGGCACGCCTTCCCGACGAGGACGCCATCGTTGGCGATCTTCTCCGGGTCGAACGGGCCTTGCAGCAGCTCGGGAGCCACGCGCGACACCACCTTCTTCACGCGCGGCATCATCACCTCGACGAACGGGGTGTGGAAGAACATCTTCCTCCCCGCATGCTCGCCAGCGCTCGCCGCCAGCTCGAACACCCACGTCCACATCGGGTTGCCGCTGCTCTGGCTGAACCCGTAGGTGACGTCGTCGACGGTCGCGTCGTAGATGCCCCTCGGCACGACCGGACGTTCCTGCTCATCCGGCACCGACGAGAGATCGATCATCAGACTGCCGCCGCCTTCGCTACCGGCTGCCTCTTCGGCGGGTACCGGTTGGGCTGGTGCTGCTGCCGCTGCTGGCGCTGCTTCCTGCTTCGGTTTTGCCATGACAGTACTCCTTCTGGTTGGTGTGTTGGCCGAGACTTACTTCGCTCCAGTCAACGTACTGGTTGACCCCTGGGTGCTCAACCGTCCCCCAGGTTATGCTAAGCTTGTTTGGGCTTAACGAACCCCTTCTCCAGCAGACCGACGGACTCGAGGATCGAGTGCATCGTCGGATTCTGCCAGCCGAGGAGCTTGAAGTTCGAGAACCTGCACTTCGCGTTGATCGTCCGGCTTGGCTGAACTTGCATGTTGTGAACCTTGGTGTTGTTCTCCCCCTGGGTCACGTACATGAAGCCGACGATATCCATGAAACCCTGGCATTGTCTCGCGAGCTTCCCGGTGAGCGCCGGCATCCAGATCATCTTCTTGGCGTCGTCCTGGACGTAGGCTCCGGCTGCCGTGAAGAGCACGTGCATTGGCAGGTCGCGATAGGCCCTAATGGCCCGCAACACTTGGGAGTGGTTCCGCTTGAACTCCGACCACTCTGGGTTCGCCAGCTCCTCATCGATACGCGTGCGATCGTTCACTCCCAAGAGCTGGTACATCGAGTAGCTCTCCACTTCCGACAGGGAGTCGGTGATGACCGTCCGGAAGCGCTTCGGTGGAGCATCCGGTTCGTACTGGTCTTCCGGGATGAGGAGCTTCTCCAGCTCCTTCAGCTTCTTGTCCGCCTCCGGAGTATGTTGATCCCGCAGAGAACAGTGCAGCTTGAGGTACTCCTGAACCCTGGCGTACACCTTGAAGTCCTTGACCCGGACGACGGTGAAGTGCTGCTTCAGAGGTGCGAACAGCTCTTCCGTGGCGATGGTGAGGTCGCCAGCTTCGGCGTCGATGAAGAAGATGTCGCGCATGTCCGGCACCAAGACAGCTGAGCCGAGGAGTCGTGTCTTGCCCGAGCCGTAGTCGCCATAGGCGATCATCTTGAGCCACCGATCGTACTCGGTGAGCTTGTGCATCTGGAACGGAGGCCCAGCCGGTGCCTTCGGGGCAGCCGGTGCGACTCCTACCTGAGGCTGGGCTGCTACGCTAGCCCGAGCTCCTGGCTGAACGCTTCCTCCGGCGACAGCTGGCTTTCCTCCGACTGAGGCTCCAGCTGCCCCAGCAACTGGCTGTACTGCACTCCCTCCGGCGGGAGCTGCACTTCGTTGGGTTCCGGCAGTAGGTTGCGCCATCTGATTTGCTCCTTCTCTCTTCCAGTAAGACCGTCTCCGGTCATTATCGTCATCGAATCGAGGATACCAGCCCAATCCGAACCGTCGTCCATAGCGATACATGCCGGCTGTAGCGGGCACATATAGTCGCAGTCTTTGGTGGCGTTCGGATACATGGGCAAATCGGGGTTGGCAATGTCTTCCAGCTCCAGGAGAACCTTCTGCTCGAAGGATAGGAGCTGTGTCTCATTGCGCTCTATGCGGTGGCGGACGATGAACCGATCTCGGTCTTCATCCTCCGACATGCGGATCTTGTTCAGAGCGATGATGTTCTCGTTGGGAGCGGTCTCAAGACCTCCGTACATATCCACGAGCAGCTTTGCATAGAGCGCGGCGGAAGTTGCCTGCCGCACGTCAGTAGATACTCGCCCTGTGGCCAGAACTTTAGGGAGTACCGGCGCTCGCTTAGCAAACTGCTGGTACACCACACCAGCAACGTGTACTCCGTATAGACGCCATGCGGCCCAACAATATGCCGTAACCTGCTCGTCAACATCGAGATGTAGCACGCGTATCTGCTTGGCGGTCTTGTACTCAACGATCCATAGGCGGCCGAAGTCGTCAACAATGACCCGGTCAAGTGTGAATCCGTAAAGAACCCTTCGCCCATCCGGTGTGCGTACTCCGAGATCAATCGCTCCATTAACCTCGACTTGAGGAACTCCACCGAGTTCATACGTCTCGAGTGCTGGTCTGCATGACAGCCACTCCTCCGCGTAATACGTCATCAGCACTATACCGAGCTGGAGATGCTCCTGCCAAGTCGCCGGAAGTATCTCTGCTGCCCGCGAGGCTTCGACGAATGCGATGAAGGCTTTGGCCGGATGGCCGTAGAGGTTCAAACCGTGGTAGTCTTCCAGGGCGTAGTGGATGCCGGTACCAAACCACAAGTAGTCGGCGTTCTCTTGGAGCCTACGCCCTTGACGGAGATGTGACATCCATCCCCACAATCGCCTGCAGCGTTTGAAGAGGATCCGGTCACTCGTCCGTAACATGAACGGTGACTGCTCCTCGGCGAGGTGAACTCTTAGGTGCTCCAGGCTGACTGCCTGGACCGGTACATCTTGCACTGAACCTCCCTAGTCGTCGTGCCTTGTCCGGCGGGGTGAGAGTAGCTCGAACCCCCTAAATCATCCTATAGCCCTATTATATAGGCACAATAAGGGGGTCTACAAGTAGTTGACCATAGGAATTTGATGGGCGTGCTTCTTGCCGTATCCCGACAGGAACTCCCGGACGTTCATTACCTTTCCGTCTACTACGTCCATCACTTGGTGGTAGTCCGACCCCTCTGGCACGATGTATCTAACCATGCAAGGCGACAGCAAGATGGAATCGAACCGGCGAAGCCGACCTTCGGCTTGGTAGTTGTTATTCGGATCCCAATCGAAGCCGAGCATGTATGCCGTGTTGGTTGTGTCCAGATCAAACGACTGGGCAAAGGCGATTGTGCACAAAGCGACACCTTGGCTCTGCTTCCAGGCTTCGACCTGCGTGTTGATCTCGTCGGGTCGCATCCCGCCCTTAAAGACAAAGATCTTGTCCTGGGGGTACTTATCCTCTATGAGAGCCTGCCGGAGCACGTCGAGGCCTTCACGGAAAGGGCAGAATACAACGGTATGCTGATCGTCCGAGATGGTGTTGACCATCCAATCGATGACGCCACCGTATTCTGCCCCAGGCATTAGGATACGAGGACTGATCGCCATCTGAAGCTTGCGGGTAAGGAGGGCCAGCGAGTTCGGCGTCACGATTCTGTCGGGACCGAGCTCAACGATCATCTCCCGATCCAGCTCCTGGATGAGCTTAGTCTGCTGTTTGCCCATCAGGACTTCTTCCACCCGACGCATTACAGGCGCGGAGGAAGCAAACTCTCCTTTGCGGAACTGATTCCCAACCTCAGGCCACGTTCTAGCTCTGTAGTACCTCTCGTGGAGCATAGCCCTGAGGTTCTCGGCATTGCGGACTCCGAATATCTCAGTGCCATATGTGGTCTTCTCCACGTAGCACCACGTATTGACGTACCTCCAGTACGAGGGGAAGGTTCTGCGATTAACAAGGTTGAGAACAGGATAGCAATCCTGAGGTCCACGAGAGGCCCACGTAGCCGAGAGCCCTAGGTAATGGTCGAAGTCCAACCTCTTGAAGTGCTTCCACATCTGGTTGCGCGTCCGCATCATGCGGTGCAACTCATCGTTCACGAGGAGGTCGAACCGAGGCTTCCCTCGCAACACGGTCTTCATCCCGTAGAGGAAGGTCATGTAGGTACACATGTACACACCTTCCTTAGCCTCCAGGGCTTCAGCCCAAAGAGGATCCCCTTTACCCTGGATGAACTTCGGCGTTATGCCACCCCATCGACCCAGCACTTTGTACCAGGTAGCCATGGAGCCAAGGGTACCACAGATGAGTGCCTTGTTAGCCTTGGGCCATTTCGACCACGCCAACACAGAGATAAAGGTCTTGCCGAGACCAGTCTGATGTCCCAGTACAACAGAGCCGTTGCGAGCAGCAAAGTCGGCGTCTTCCTTCTGGAAGGGAACAGACGACTCCCAGGCCGCCGCGACATTGAGGTCCTGCAGGATCACAGGATGAACCTCAGGGTGTACCCCTTACCGAATAGTTCGTACACCCGAACCTCTCCCCCTTCGACCTCCACCAAGGCGTGGCCCTGAGCGTTGATAGCCCAGCAGATACCACGTACATGGTAGTTGTGCGACGTTACTTCACATGGTCTGGGTAGGTTCATGTGAGCCCCTTGTCTGTTGGCCATTTGCCTTGCCTGACGTACTTCGCCCTCATCGCTTGGTACGACCCCTTGAAGAACTCCTCCGCAACCTGGGCAGCTGGAACCATCTCTCCCGTAGTCGGGTGAGGAAGGAAGATCGAGTTTCGCTTGTTGCGGGCCTGATGTTTAGCCGTTGCCCAGGAGACGTTTCCGGGTTCATAATTACCATCAGGGTTTTTCCGATCAAGGCTGTGATCCTTGGAGGGACGTTTTCCGACGTAGGCGAGGAATGTTTCGAATCCAGTTTTTGGATCAGACCATTCAGGACAAACGCGGATACCTCGACCACCATACTGGGGGTATCCAACGTGATTCTGTACATTGCATCGCCTAAGCATGGAGTTCCAGATGTGGTACTCTTGCGGATGTAGAGTTGGCAGTCCACGATTCTTGCAACCACAGTGACGCTTGGGACTGTTGGTGTGAAGGAGATAGTCATGCCTTACTCCTAGTTCGGTGCCGCAGACACAACGACAGAGCCACATTCGTTTCCGATTGTGCCTCTGCGGCAGCAGCTTAAGGACAGTCAAGTCCCCAAAGACCTGGTCTTTGAGGTTGAACATGCCCCCATGACCTTTGAGCCTCTGGAGACTTGTTGCCATGGTTAGCCTCTCGCGGTTACGCGCTCCCAGATATTGTCCAGAGTTTCCGACTGCTTCGGTGTAAGGGGAGTTCCGCCTTCGATTCTGGAACGAATGGAATCAAGGAACTCACGTTCCCACTCCGTAAGACGGCTCTCCCGCTTTTCGCAGTCATCGATCAGCCGGATGTACTCTGACGTCCAGTCTTCCTTCGCCACGGAAGTTACCTCCTGCGCCGTTGGCTACGCGCTTTCGGGTTGAAGCCATCCTGGATGGTGTATTGCTTCGGCGTCTCCTTCTTGAAGAGCTCCTGCAGGTGCTCCACCAGCTTGACGACGTCGTGATCCAGGTAATCTTCGATGTCGGGATCGATACGCCCACGCGGCGGACGATCATCAATGAGGGTGCCGTGATGCAGGGCATCGATCATGATCCCAGCGCAGCAGCGGATGTAGCCCAAGTGGGCAATAAGCGTCTTGCTGTCTACTTCGTCTCCTGCGTGGAACTTCAGGGCGTGCCGGAGCATCGCCGAGTAATAGACCGAGGTTTTGACGGGCGCCATCCTCCAGTTGAACCGACCGTACTTCAAGGCCCCTTCCAGGTGAGCCAGCGCTTCGGCGATGATCGCTGTCTCCGGGATGAGGGAGAGGTCGAGCTTGCTCTGCGCGACCAGATCCTTCGGATTCACAGCCGAGAAGTAGGGATCTTTGGGTCTAAGCTTCTTCTGAGTCATGTCTTGCCTCCGGGGATATGCAGCTTTGCAACGTTGAACAACAGGTAGTAACATGCATGACGAATAGCATCACGGGCGTGCTTCTCTCCCTTCTGGTAGAGACCCCATGCCATGAGCTTATCATCGGTACAGAATCCTTTGCCTTGCTGAGCAGTTTGCTTGACTAATGGCTTGAGGAGTTGATGGCAGATGTACTCTGTCGCGCCTATGAGGCGAGGCGTATGCAACCCAGCCCAAGCATGATCTTTGGTCTTCCAGCTGTACACCCGGTAGTCTTCGATGACGACTATGTCGGGATCAAAACCTTGAATGTAATGACAGACCTCAACAGCAGCCTGGGGCATTAGTCCAGTCTGAAGCTGCCGTGCGTCGAAGAGGTGAGGTCCGTTGAATACACAGGCGCCTGTGGTCTCGCCTGGATCGAGTGCGAGGACTCTAAGTCGCGAGTCCTTG